GCTCCAGCACCACCACCGCCAGAGCCTACAAGGTAAGTAGTTGCAGTGGCTGTCGACATTGCTGCACCACCGCCGCAACCACCATCATTGCCACTAATTGCGCCATTGGCTGTAGATAAATCGGCATTGCCGTATCCCCCACCGCCGCCGCCAAAAGCGGTAGCAAGAGAGCCAAATGTAGTGTTACTTCCATTGCTGCCGCGTACACCAGCGGTTCCGCCTGCACCACCACCGCCAATAGTCACCGTATATGCTGTTGAAGGTGTCACTGAAATAGTTCTAGAAATAACTCCCCCACCACCACCGCCGCCAGCCACGGCTGATTTAGTTCCAGATGCAGAATTAGTGATTGACCCACCGCCACCACCACCGCCTACAAGAAAAACTTCTATGGCATTGCAGTTGGCTGGAACAGTAAATGTTCCAGTGCTTGTAAATTCTTGAACCTTTTGAGTTACGCCGCCACCAGCGGCAGGAAATACTGCTACACCCATTACGAAATCTCCACTCCTGAAATATGAAAGTCAACAGATGTTGACGATGCACTACCAGCAATTACCTGAGTTGCAGGAATAACTTGCTTTAAGTCAAAAAATGCAGATGAATTAGCAGCAATAGATACGCTACCTAGTAAGTCAATAGCATTGATTGTCATTGATGCTGTTACTGCAGATGTTGTTGGGTTACAGATAACAATGTTAGTTACCACTGTAGTTGTTGCAGAAGGTACTGTGTATAGGGTTGTGCTTGATGTTGCTGCTGCTACGCGAGCCAGCGCTTTAGTTACTGTAGCCATTAGTTACTACCTTTCATTTAGTATGCACCCATGATTGTCATGAGTTCAATGTCTTTGCCTTGAATTGTTAAACCACCTGTATTTTGTCCTGCTGTTATAGGCGAACCAATAAATACATTGCCTGATAAGTCAATACGCATTTTTGCAGTTTCATCTATTGCAAAAATAATTGCCCTAGACCCTGAGTTATGTCCTAACCAAAGACCAGTAGAGTCAAGAGCAATACCTCCAGCATAACCAACGCCTTTTGCGGTAATTTGACCTGACCAGAATGCGTCAGGAGTAATATCTGTTCCTTGATTATTAACTAAAAGTTGAGTATTTATTGTTGCACCATAAGTTGCGCCAGCGCTAGTTCCTCCAATAGCAACATTACCAGCAGCATCAATAACAAATGGCGTTGTATCAGAAGCCACATCGTTAACTACAAATGAGTTACCAGTACCATTGTTTTGAATAGTAAGTGGAACTGTTGTGCCTGAAGCAACTGTAATAGTTTGCCCACCAGTTGTGCGAAGAACATCAGATGAAACTGCAAGAGTTACATCGCCAGATGTTCCTCCACCTGTAAGTCCGTCACCAGCAGTAACTGCTGTAATGTCTCCAGGGTTAGGAGCAATCCAAGCAAGACCAGATGTGGCTGCTGAATCAACAGACAAGACATATCCGTTGGTTGAAGCAGGGGTTACTGCGTATGGAGTAGATGCTGCACTTGCTCCAAGTAGTGTTCCCTTGCTAGTAAGGATTGACTTGTCAATAAAGTTAGATGTATCAGGGGCTACCAAATCCCATGCTGCTCCATCATAAACTTTCATCGCTCCAATTACTGAGTTAAAGTACAGCGCGCCAGTTACTAAAGGATTGCCGTCATTATCTACAGTTGGGTCTGATGTCTTACTTCCTAAGTATCTGTCATCAAATGCATCATAAGATGCAGCAGCAGCGGTAGCGCTGGCTGCGGCACTTGTAGCAGATGTTGCTGCTGCAGTTGCTGATGCTGCTGCGCTTGTAGCAGATGTTGCGGCAGCGCTTGCTGAGTTAGCAGCAGAAGTTGCATAGCCAGCGATTGTTGCCACAGAAGCAGCAGCAGTGCTAGCAGAAGCAGCAGCGCTTGTTGCGCTAGTTGCAGCAGCAGTGGCTGAGTTAGAAGCACTCGTAGCAGAAGTAGCAGCGGCTGTGGCAGAGGCAGCAGCAGAAGTTGCTGAGGTAGCCGCTGCGCTTGCTGATGTAGCAGATGCACTGGCTGATGCAGCAGATGCTGTTGCACTATTTGCAGCGCTTGTGGCTGATGTTGCGGCAGCAGTTGCACTGGCAGCAGCACTTGCTGCGCTTGTTGCTGCAGCGGTTGCTGAGCCAAGGATTGCATCTACATAATCCTTAGGGGTTGCAGAAGATGAAACCATGCCAGCAGATGAAAGACCAGTAAGTGTTGTACCAGTCATGTCAATAGTCTTGTTAGTTAATGTCTGGACTGCTGTAGCAATAACTACTGTACCTGTTGTATTAGGAAGGGTTATTGTATTGTCCTGTGTTGGGTCAACTACAGTAAGAGTTGTTTCAAAGGCATCAGGTGTTGCGCCTTCAAAGACAATGCTTGCATCTACACCAGCACCAGAGATACTTGGGTTAGTAATAGTAGGTGAAGTTAAAGTTTTATTTGTAAGTGTTTGTGTCTTAAGAGTACCAACGATGACACCATCGCCTGTTGCAATACCGTGAACATGTGTCTGGTTTGCAAGGTCAAGAATTGTCTGGTCAATATCGTAACCACGAGCAGCAATGTGAGTTTGTTCTTCGCGGAACTCACGACCTGATACACCGTGGCGAACAACTGCTCCTGCGGAGTGTGCTACGCCTTGAGTATTGTCAGAGCCACGAGTTACGCTAAGGGTTGTTCCACTACCTGCGGTAACGGTTACTACTTCTTCCTTAGATGTATCTGGGTCAACAATAAGTGTGTAAGGGTATGATGAAGGGAAGCCAGAGACAGATGCCACAATGAACGCGGTGTTTGCTGCGCCTTGTGCCTGTGCTGGAATGGAACCTGATAACGCTGTTTCTACTGCAATCGAGGAGTAGTACCGCGCTGGGGAGCCTGGGTCGCCTGCTGCCATTTTTTAACCTATCTCTGGTAGTGGGAACGGATTGGGTGTTGACGGCGCTGGTTGTCCGCAACTTCGTTTAAACGCTGCTGGTAAATGCTGTACAAGTATCTGGAAGCGTTCTGTCCAGAACCTGTTGGTCGCACACCATCAAGGATGTCTGCGGATGCAGACTGTGGACCAAGGCGTGAAGGGTCCAAGAATGAAATCATACGGAAGGCTGCGCCATAAATAACTACATCTTCTGAGTACGGAGGCATGCCAGTGGTTGTTGCATAATCGTCATTACCATTGACAAGAAGTGTTGGGCGCTTTGAATAGAACACATGCACTGTCTGTCCAGGCACGATGCCAGCGTAAACGCTAATGCTACGAGCAGAGGTAAATGCATCTGTATCTGCTGAGCGGTCTAAGTTGTAAGCACGAACTGGCATCCACTCTTTTGTTGGTCCTACTGTTGAGTAGGTAACACTTAGTGCGTTCTGAAAGTCTGCTGGCAACTGATATGTGGTTCGTGCTGCAATAAATTTAAAGTCTGTACTAGCAGTAGCAAATACCATTGGGTACATAGCATCAATAGTGTTGTTGATAGCCTTCTTAATCTCATTGCGTGGGAACAATGGTGAGGCTGTAATCTTTGCGTTCTGGTCATGGGTTGCAGCGGTAGTTCCACGCTGTCCGCGACCCCAAGGTGCAAGGGTAAGGGTATTGGCTACATTGTCTGTATTGTTAACGAATACAATTTCATCGTCAATCTGTACATAACCACGCCCGATGCCTGATGCATCATACACAGACAATGTTGTGGTTGTACTAGTAGCGCTTGTTGTAAGCCAAGTGCTTGGCTCAGTGTTTTCTGTGTAGCCATGCAGCACCGCTTCAACGCGGTCTGCTAGTTCATTAAATGTTGAACTCATAGGTTAATGCTCCTTAAGGCTACGACTCCTGATAATCCAGTGGTTCCTGCTAACTCATTACAGATGGCGTTGTAGTCTTTGTAGTCATCTGGCTGGCGGGTTGAATCAGCCTTGTAATTAAGAGCAGCAATAAGACCTAGACCAGATGTACCAGCCCATGCGTTAGCAGCACCTTGTTCTACTTTGTATGCTGTCATTACTGGATATGTACCACCGTTTGCAAGACGATTGAGTTCGTCTGCCAATGAACTTCCTGCTGCTCCTGTTGCCATTACTTAGCCTTTCGCTTCGCTGCTGCGTTGTCTACTAGGTTTGGATAAGGACGACCAGCCTTCTTTGCTGATGCCTTAGCCTTTGCCTTCTGAGATGCAGTTAAAGGTTTTGATTTCTTGTTAGGATTCTTTGTATCCCAAAATGCTTTCTTCTTCACCACTTCACCTTGTCTGCCCAATACGCAGCAGACATCTTGCCTTTGGCAATGTTCTTAGCGTGACGGGCTTTGAATGATGCTTGACGGGCTGATGGCTTTCTATCGCCAGTTACACCCTGCTGACCAAATCTAATGGTCTTAACTTGGCTACCTTCTTTGGCAACCACAACATGTGATTTAGTTGGGTGAGAGGGAGTGCGCTTTGGTTTATTAAACCCAGACACTCCCGCTCGTGCCAACCTTGAATCTTTTTTACTTGAAGCCATACATCTTTTTAATCGCGCCAAGTTGCTTTTCAGTGATAGGCATTGTGCGATAAATTTTGTCGTCTGGGCTTACTGGTCCTGGCTTAATAGGATTTTGTCTAGCCTTCTTTGGCGGCTTTGGAGTTTTCTTTACTGGCTGTGGGTCAACTTGTGGTCCGCGTGGGTTAACCACTCGTCCATAATTACTGCTTCCCGAGTTTCTTCCTGAGCCTGGTCTTGGTTGCATTACTTTCCTCTTTTCTTTGTTGGCTTTGACTTACCTGCCTCTGACAATGCAATAGCGATTGCTTGCTTACGAGACTTTACCTTTGCTGCTTTCTTAGGACCCTTTGGGTCTTTGCCAGCGCTTAGGGTTCCGCGTTTAAACTCACCCATTACCTTGGCAACTTTGTCTTTCTTAGGAGTACTTTTCTTCATTGTCATCTTCCTTGTCTGCCATAGGTCCTTCTTCGCCAACACGAACAATCTTGATGTTGTTGTATTGAGCAATGTTTGCCTCTGTTGGAGCAGCGTTAAGTGCGCGACCACCTACACCGTAAGGGTTTACTGAGCCGTAGCATCCACATTTAATGCACATAATTAGTCCTCATCTTCATCTTCATAGGGGTCGAACAGTGGTATATCAGTTGGGTTAATTGGCTTAGGAAGAATCCAATCTGGGTATGATTCTCTATCCATAATGAGTGTCATACAGATTGACTCAGGGAAACCTGCCTTCTTAAGCGCCTTCCAGTATTCATTTAGGGCTATGCAGTACTGCTCTAAAGGTGAGTAGTTATCATCAATAACCTGAACCTTTTGCACCTTGTTACTTACTGGTTTCTTTCTAGCAGCCATGGCTCCTCCTATTTGAATGTTCCCGTATTGCCGTCAAAGGCTTTGCCAACCTTGTCGGAAATTCTTACCGCTTCTTGAACCTTTGCCATGGTTGTTCCTGCTGGTTGAATACCTTGAGCACGAGCATCCTTATAGGCTTTTAGTTCTGCATCCCACTTGCTTGTAGACATTGCTACTTTAGAGTTAGCATCGCCTACTCCCATTTCAAGGGTTGTAACTTTGCATCCAAAGCATCCTTCAACATATACAGGGTGCGTTTGTCTTTGATGTAAATTCATTAGATAGCCTCTATGTAAGCGCCGTATCCCTGTGCTGTTAGGGCATCAGCGGTTGCCTGGTCAATAACAGTGACAGTTCCACCCATATACAGTTCTTGTGCAGATAGTGTTTCTGTCTGACTTGGGTATCGGTAAGAGGAGTAGATACCATTATGCCGCATCACAGTGACACCTCGTGTGATGGTGTAACGCTCAAACAATACTCCTTCACCCATTGGAGTTTCCTCAACAGTTGGTGTTGTGAATTTATACTGAGTCATTGTTTGTCCTTACTAATAAGTGAAGGGGCAGGGCTTTCGCCCCACCCCTCCCGCACGATTAAAGTGCAGCGATTGATGAGCCTGATTCAATGCGATATAGCGCAGCCTCACGGTAGCGGGCGAAACCAAGTACGCCGTACCATCCGATTGGGCGGAAACGCATCAAGCGGTCAGTCACATTACCAATAACAACGCCTGGCTCTTGAGCCACAGCCTCCGCCAATGCCTGCTTACCGCAGAGAATTGTGTCGAATACTTCTGTTACTGGTGTAACGGTTACAACAGTTGTTGCTGTTACTGCTGCTGTGTTAGCAATAGATACAGTAAATGTTGTTGTTGAACCTGATGTTTCGATAGCAGTAATCTTGGCACCAGAAGCGATACCTGTTCCTGCAATCTTGTCGCCAACTTCTGCACGAGAAGCAATGACGGCTGTTGAAGCAACACCGAATGTAAAGCCTGCTGATGTACCAGCGACTGTTACTGCAGTTGTTGCAAGAGCAGTCTGGTCAGCGCCAGCCTTCTCAGAGAACATGCGTGGGTTTTCTACATAGAAAGCACCTTCGTATGTACCGATTGTGCCAGCCCATAGGTTGCCCTGTGACTGCTCTGTGTGAGTGTGGATGTCACGCCATCCAACATTGCCTGTCTCAGCACGAAGGTCGTGTGAAACTTCTGGGTGAATACCTGCCCAGTATAGGCTTCCCTGACGAGGAACAGCCTTGTTTGTACGCAACTTAGCAACTGCCTTACGAAGGTTAGCAGATGTGATTGTCATACCTGCTGTGATTGTTGCTGTTGATGTCGCTGTACCTGAGTAGATAACATTCTGTCCCTGACGAAGTGGTGTCTGGGCGATGACATCTAGTGAGTCAGCCATGTTGTATGCGATGATGTCAGCGATTGCTGGGTCAACATCTGAAAGTGAGAACAACTCTAACTTGCGAGTTGTAAGTGATGAGTTTCCTTGCTCATTTAGAGTTACAGAAACTGTGTTGACATCTGGTAATGCTACTGCATCTACATCTGATGTCTCTGATAGAGCAGATGTTGCTGGTGCTAAGTCATTGTAAAGTGAGAATACAACGCTTGAACCTGGCATCGCCTGCTGCACTGGGCGCTTGTCAGCCACTGCACGAATCATTGGCTGGGCACGAAGTGCGAATTCTACATAACGGTCATACGCTGTTTTGACGAGTCCCGCCATCGAGGTAGTGTCGTTATATGCCATGTGTTCACCTCCTGGTGATTGGTTGATGTTTGTTGGTTAATTAAAATCCAAGGAGTGCATCTAGGTCCTCTTTAGTCTTAACACCTGCCACCTTTGCGAACATGTCCTCATCAATATCTGGCATTGAGCCACTTGATACGACATTGTTCATACGGTGTTGTGCTGAGAGGTCTGGACCCTTTTGTGTTGGCGCTTCATTTGTTTGAGCGGGCTGTACACCAAAGACATCACCGTATTCATCTACCCACGCAGAGATAGCCTCCTCAGAGGTATCTATATCTTGTGGGATGAAGGCGGAAATCTTTGGGTTTAATCCCTTTGCCTGTAATACATCCTTGACAGTGCGTTGACGGGTCTGTGATTTAAGACCACCCAACTCCTGTTCTAGTTCTTTTGTACGCTTCTCGAGCGCACGATTTACCTTACGGAGTTGAGACACCACATCTGTTGATGTGTCCATGTCATCTTCGTCATCGAACTGGTAATTTGTAGGCATCAGCCTATCTCCCTTGTTAGTAGTTGTATTCGCAATCCACAATGAAGTTCGGGGAAACTAAATTGGCTATTGCTCCTAGACTTGTACGCCCCCGTGGGCTAGTCGGTCACGGTGGGGATTCTTTTATATGCCTGGTGTTGAACGAAGTGATGTTCCAGTTACACCTGCACCACCACCGAAGCGAGCGCCTTCACGCTGTGCTCGTTGTTGTGATGCAAGGATTGCTTCTGGACTTCCTTCGATAACAGCCTTTAACGCTTGACTCTCATCGTAAACTTCGCCTTCAATTCCTGTAAGGCGTGATTGAGTTTGGCGTAATTGTGCTGCTTGACCAAGTGCTTGCTGTAGTTGTTGTCCTGATAGTTTGGCGTAGGCTTCTGTTCCAGCAATCTGTTCTGCTTGTGCAGCGTTTATGCCTTCTAACTTAAAGCCAGATAAACGACCAAAGCCGACAAACTGTGCAGCCTTAGATTGCTTCTGGATAAGAGCAAGTGCTCTATCTGGGTCAAGAACATAGGCAGTGATACCGCCTTCTCCTACATTGTAAAACTCTTGTAGTTGTGCTCTTGCAGCAGGATTCATTTCACGAGCCAAATCTTGACCCACCTGTAAGCGGTCTTGATATTCTTTGGCTGATACTTCACCGCCGATTAACTTTCCAAAGTCATCTGGATTGTCATAAAAACCTTTTGGTAAATCAAAAAAGCGTGCAGTTTGTGTCATTGCTTTTTCTATATCCATATACTCTTTTTCAGTAATGGTGCGCTTTTTAGCACGCAAAGATTCCATACCAGGAAAACGAAGTTTGTACTCTGGTTGGTCGTAAAGTTCAACTAAAACCATTTCCTCGGAAACATCATCCATGATGCGCTTGTTGATAAAACTAGCAAGACTTCCCAGACCATAACTTGTAAAAAGAGCAGTCAATCTGTCAGATGCTTTCATTTTGCCAGCCATCTTTTCGGCATCTTTTTCAGCCTTAAGTTGAGCGGCAAGTGCATCAGCCTGAGCCTTTGATGCAGCAAGTGCTTTTGCTACTGCTGCATCTATTGTTGCTTGGCTGTTTGCTGGAGGAAGGTTGTTGTTATTATTATTGCCACCAGGACTATCTGGCGTTGCAGATGCTAACTTGTATAACTTCCACTCTCCACCAATAAAGGACCATTTGGTTCCTTCTGGTGCAGCATACGGAGGTTCAGTTCCTCCACCTGTTTCACGAATTTTCTTTTGCGCTGCAATGCGTGCTGCGCGGTCTGCGGCTAACTCCTCTGGAGTCATCTGATTAACTTTTTTAGGAGCAGTAACTACTGGCTCTGCTGCTGCAACAGCAGCATCAACCTCACGCATTGCTTTTGCTTTAGTTTGCTCATCTACAATAGGTCTTGGTGTGCTACCGCCACCATCGGGCATATCTCTATCTTTACGCGCCATTAGATAGCCACCATTCCAAACTTGTTAAGGATTCCTACGCCCCACTTGTCATAGGTGCGAGTAGCATTTTCTGTGTACTGCCAACGCTCATCTTGCTTGATGAGTTTTTCTGCATCCCATGCTGGACGAGCAACAATCTTTCCAGTTTTCTCATCTGTCATGGTAAAGATTTTTCCGTCTTTCCATAGAGGGTCATTCCAGTCAAGGTCATCCTCGTTAAGTTCAAGCAGGTCTGCCCACTTCTTGCGCTGCAATGCAGTTACATCCCAAAGGGTACGACCTACTGCAAAGTCATCAGCAAACATTGGATAAAGCAAAGCCTGTTTGTCACGAATTTCTTTTTTAATCTGGTCTGGTGTAGCACGAGAGCGGAGTCCACCTTCGGTTACTTCGCCAATAAGACGGCGCTGGTAATCCTTTATTGTGTTCTGGCTAAGAGTAAAGCCCATAAGGTTTCCGTACTCAGCCAAGTCATCTACTGCAGCAGCGTATGCTCCACCGCTAATCTTTCCAACGATGTCGGAGTTACCAATGATTTGGTTCTCCATGTAATCTTCATCCCAGCCATTAAGGAAAGATGTTTCCGCTAGTGACTCAAGATAGTCAGCAATAGCAGGGTCATTAACATCAAGACCAATACCTACTGCAAGTCCTGAAAGAGTAATCTTGTATTGGTCAACCTTTTGTTGGTAGAACTTCTCACCAAACTTATAGCGGCTTGCAACATTTGCAGCAACAGTTGGACCATTATCAAGATACCAAGAACTGCTAGTAATCATATCTACAATAGCATCAACAGTTCTGTTAAAACTGCCATCTGGGTTGCGTACTGCATCATAAATGTTCTTAAGTTCAGGAACATTCTTAAGCAGGTTAACAATCCAAGTTGTCATGGTTGGCGTTGACTTATTATCGTCATCCTGAGCAAATGGGTCTGCAGCACTCGCTGCGTTAATACCAGCGATAGTTGTTGTGTCTGCCATTATGGTCTAACCCCCAATGCTTTCTCAAGTGCTGAGCCAAATACATTGGCTGTTTGGAATTCTGCGTACATAGGGTCTTTCTTAGCAAGGGCTAATGCTGCAGCAGCAGTCTCTGCTTCACCGAAACCTGGTGTGGTTACAGGTGTCATCTTGCCCTTAATCTTCTTGTACTCAGTCTTTGTAGGTGTTGCCATCTGACGAGCCTTAATACGCTCTGCAAATGCAGCAGCCTGCTCATCTCCTACAATAAGACCTGCCTCTTGTTCTCTGGCAGCCTTGTACATAGACTTAACATTTTCTTCTTTAAGAAGATTAACCTGGTATGAAGTGGAGTAGTCTTTTCCGCCACCACCCCATAGTCCGCGTTGGATGTCAAGGAGTTGGTAAGGAGTTAACTTCTGGTCTTGGCGACCAGCATCTTGTGATGCCTGTCCCCATGCTTCCCATTGTTGCTTAAGTTCAGCCAAGCCTGCGCTTGCGCTAACTACACCAGCAGATATAAGAGTTGCCTTCCATTGAGCCAAAGCCTTTGGGTCTGCAATAGGAAACTGGTTCTTCCATTCTGTTAATGAAATAACATCTTTCATGGTTGTCTTAGGCTTAGCGCCTCCGCTGCCCCATTGATACTCGCTTACAGTTACTGGCTTACCTGTGTAAACACCGCCAGTGCTTAGGTTTGCAAAACTTCCGCTATTCATAATAGAACCAAGACTAAAGTTTGGATTGCTAAATAGTTGCTTGCCTGCTGCAGTATTTGCAAGGGCATTGATGTCTCCACCTGCTGCCTCATATTGTGCTGCTGCCATCATAAGGTCTGTGTTGGCTTGTGCTGCTGCAGCATCAGGTACGCCTGAATCTCCACCACCCTGTACGGCTAAACCACCAAGACCAAGTGCTCCACCGCCAAGCAATACCTGCTTCTTAGTTGGCTTCTTAAGAAATGTCTTTGCTAAACTAACAACTGCTTTTCTTAAACCACCAGCACCAGCCTCAAGCACCTTTGGGTTGGCTGCAATATCTGTTGCAGCAGAACGAAGTTTGCTCTCTGACCAAGTAGGATTTTCCTCTTTAAGTATCTGATATATTACTTTTTCGTCCATAGTCCTATCCCAATGTCACAGGGTCATTTTGCAAGAAACGGTTATAGAAATCTTCAAACTCACCAGAGCCTTGAAGAAGTTGAGCGATAGTCTGATTCCACAAACCATCAAGGTCTGAGTTATCTTTTGCTGTTAGGGTGGATGACATTCCGTATGCTTTACGGCTCGCCAACTCTCTAGCAATCTGGCTGCGTAAATTTAGATATACAGCGATAGATTGAACAACAGGTCGGTTGCCGTTTTCTTTCATCCATGTTGGGTCTGAAAGCATAGTAGTCATAGACTGCATGCGATAAATCCATTTGCCTCTATCTACGCTGTAGTAGTCAGCAGCCCAATCTTTATTACGGCTAGTCATGTCAGCGACCATCATCTGCTTAAGGGTCTGTAGTTCCTCAGCACCATTGTCATTGAATGATGTGTAGCCCTGTGCAAATAGTTGTGAGTCCAGAAGGTTCATATTCTTACGGAACTCAATCCAACCCATCTTTACATTGGCATCCTTCTTCAAGTCTGCTGGGTTACGGCGACCTCTGTAGTTCTCTGTAGAACCAGGAACAGGTGCATTGCCATACTGCCATGCGTACACAGCCTCTGAGAAGTCATACTTGCCATCAGGGTCATTGACCAAGAAGCCAATCATCTCAGGTGTAGTCTGACCAATCTTGCTAATCAAACCGCTGTACTTCTGAGTATTCTTAAATGCAGCCTGTGATGCGTTAACACCCGTTGGATTGTAAGAAGCGCTAATCAAAGCAGGTGACATTTCAGGGTACATCTCAAGGAACAAAGCCTCTGCATCCTGTCCATACACCTGCTGTAGACGGCGGAATTGCTGTGTGTAGAAACTTAATGTTGAGTCATACTGTGCGGCAAATGGCATTACCAGGTTAGAAAGCATCTTAACCTTGTAGAGGTTATCTGCCATTGTTTTAATCTCACCAAGTTCAGGTAATGTATCGCGCTCGCCAAGGTTAAAGCGAATCAATTCATAGCGGTAAACCGTATTAAATGTACGGCTCCATGCTTCATCTTGACCTCGTAATGAGATAAGTTTCTGTGCTGCAGGCGGGAACAACTGGCGTAGAAAGCCTTCTTGTGGACCAAATGGAAGCACTGGCAACACTGTTGATGTAACCAAGTCCTCAAGGTCTGGCTTCATTTTAACTATCTCATTGACTGGCATAGTTACAATAGGACCAAATCCTGCAATGGCTTCACCCTGGAACAGGATGTCAAGGCTTCGGATTGGAATAGACATCTGAGTTCCTGATGAACGCAATGCCTCTGCCATTCCCTTACCCCAGCCAGGAATCATGCTAACTGTTTTGATTGCACCTTCTGGCATAGGTAAGACAATTTTGTTGTCATAACTAAACTCAGTAGTTTGGTTACCATCTTGGTCAACCACATTTGGCTGGTTACGCAGAGAAGAAATAACCTGTCCTGCACGGGCGACAACTGCTGGATTATCCTTAGTAAGTCCATACCAACGGCGAATAGTGTTTTCCCATGCGTTAAAGAACGGCATAATAAAACGCATCTTTTCGCCTGCGTATGATTTGCGAATAATAGTAAAGAGTGTGCTGTTAACTTCCTTGCGTGTAGCCTCAATGACCTGTCCGCGTAGGTTGTTAATCTCATCTACTGTAAGTTCAGCAGCATCACCTTCGTTTAAACGCTTTGTAGCAAGAGCAATATCTAAACGATTCTTGTACTCTGCACGATAAATCTGACGGGCTAGTGGGTGACGAGCCACTGTAGTTTCAGGTAATGAACCTAAAAAATGGAAGGCACGCTCTACAACTTTACTCATACCCTCTTGCCATGTACGGGCTTCTTGGCTTGTAGGCACAATACGACCGATAATGTCTGGCATATTTGGGTTATCAGTAAAGTGTGTACGCAACCATTGCTCTGTTGCATTACCAGCACGGAAGGCTTCTTGTACTTCATTGTCTGGAAGGTAGCGCTGGTAGGCGCTGTACAAGTCACCAACAAAATCTTCTGCATCCATAGATACATTTAAACGGTCTGACATTACCTTGATACCAGGAACATCAATGTTAAACTTACGAGCGTAAGCAACATTCTCTGGCTTGCGTAACCATGCAACAGCCTGCTCTGGCTTCATTCCATTAAGGAACATCTCAACGATTGGGTCAATACGACCATCAGGTGAGCGGAAGAATGAGTTCAGTTGGTTAGCATAACCTGTGTAGTACTCAGGCATCTTGGCTGTAAGGCGAGCCTCTGTAAAGTTTGAGTGTTCTGCTGCGAATAACTGTGATGGATGGTCTACAAAATTGCGGTAGGTTTGAGCGTTGTCAGTTTGAGATAATAAGATTGCTCCACCTTCACCTCTAAATGAATCGTCAAACTCAACCATGCTGCCATCGTAAAGTCTTTCTGTACGGCGACCTGTGCCTTGAATTTGGCGAGGTGCAGCAATGCGACCTTCTTCTACAAGGCGTGCATCAAGTCTACTGAGTAGACCATTCATGTCACGCTTTGCTGCAGCCTGCCCATCGGCAAACTCACGAACAAGATTTACAAGCCCGTCTGTTGGATACTTTCTTGTGCTGAGGATGGCTTCGAGTTCATCAATGCGTTTTCCAAAGCCCTCCGTGCCAATAACTCGGCGAACGCCTTGCGTTCCTCCTGGGACATTTCCGATACTGGCTTTGGTGCCTTGACCCAATGCAAATTCTGTGCTGGCATTTTTATCTCCTGTACCCTTAGTGTTAATGATGGCATTGTCCCAGTCATCCCTTGTAATTGCAGCAAGGTCAGCAACGCCAACTTGATTTCTTTCAAGTCCTAGTTTAGCAGCCTTTGCCTTATCTATGATTACATTCGTAGGCTCAGCCCAGATATGTGGTACTCCATCAATATCTTCAACCCAAGTACCAAAGTGGTCTGCTGTACCAAACTTCTCAAGGTTCTTCTCGAAGTGGTCAGCAACAGAATCAATCCATGCTTGAGGATTACTTTGAGCATCTTCAACTGAGAATGTATGTGTAGCACCACGAATGGCAACAGAGTAACCTGTTGTAGGAACATCTCCAGTAAATGAAACTGTTGCGCCACCATTCTTGATGGTGTCCTCGATTAGTTTAGCAACACGAGATTCATCAGAAAGTAATTGCTGCTGGTTCTTAATTGCGTTTAAACGCCTTTCAGCAAGCAAGACAGCAGGTTGTTCACCAAAGGCTTCTACCATCTCTGGGTCTACGAGAACTGTAGCATTGCCATTAGCCTTAGTATCAGGAAGTACTAACTTGCCTACGCCATTAGCACGCATCCAGCCAAGAAGTTGGTCCTCTTTGCCTTCCCATGCTGCACGAGTTTTCCAACCAGCAGTTTCTCCAACACCAAGAATCTTTTGCAATTCTGGGTAGTCTTTTAAACCTAGTTTGGCTCGGTTACCTTGGAATAAACGAAGGTCAATACTCTCTCCATAAACTTTGTTGCCAAGGACTGCGCCTTGATTGCCAGGCTTACGGATACGGAATGTGCCTTGAACAAGCATCTTCTGGGAAACTGTATTTGGGTCAACAGTTCGCCACTGTCCTGTTTGAGGATTCAGTAGTTCTACCTGATTACCATTGTTTACTGTGTTGATGAAGCCATCGCGCATGTCTGCACCGATAGTTTCCATAGCAAGTGATGGCTTCTGCTTAGGCGCACCCTTAGGAAGGATTGCCTGCAGTTCTACAACACGACCAGAAATTCCTTTATCGCCACGCTCAGCATTTTGCAAAAGTGTTTCTTCGTTAATTGAAACAACTTTAAACTTTACGCCTGCTGGAAGTAGAACTTCTTTTTCAGAACCAACAGAAGTTCCTGTTTGGTCAATATTAAAACCTTTATAGGTTGCTTCAATATCTAAACCAGGATGACCCTTTGGCACATTGATTTTAAAAAGAGTTGGTTTAAACGCTGAAACTTGAGACATAAATGCTGGGCTATTTGCAACATTTATATCTTTACTTGTTGCAGTAAATCCTTTTTCAGTAATCTCATCGCCAACTTTTATGTTGGCATAAGGAGTGTCCATTGCAGTAATGCCACGGTAAACTGTCATTGGCTTGTCAACAACACTGCGTTCAACTGTGCGCTTTAAACCTTTAACCCATTTTTCAGCAGATGGGTTTAATCCTTCTGGAAGTAAATCTTCATTAAAATAGTAACCACGAAGTTGCTGTTGTTCGATGCCCGCAACACCAGTTACCCAGGGGCGAACATACTTTCTGAAATCTGCTTCTGGCATCTGCTCAATAACACCAGCAGTTCCTATTGGCGCACCTGGAGCCTGCTCAATATTTTTAGGCAAGCGCCCAGCACGACCAGTCATGCGCTTGTAAATATCAGCGGCAGAAACAGTTGGCATTGCAGCATCGGCATAGCGATTAGCAATATCCTGTGACAGGCTCATCGCAAATGGACGAGTGTTGTCTAAACCATTGATAGGAGTAGGTGTTCCATGGTAGAGATACTCACCAGTTGCATACTGGAACACATCAATAATTTCTTTTAACTGCGCTTCGTCTAACTTGCCATTAAGGAACGCACGCTCTGCTGCTGGCAAGTATGCAAGCAACTCGTTGTACATGCGGTCAGCAGCACCAAACTCGTATTGCTTCTCAGCAAATAAACGGCGCAGTTGAATAGAATCTTCACGAGCGCCTTGTGATACTAAACGGCGGTCAGTGATGCGCTCAATGTCGCGTACACGATTTGAGTACCATGCATCAAAGCCTTCGCGGTTTAAGTCACCTAGAGCCATTAAGCCGTAGCCCTTAGCCATGATAGACAGCGCACCTTCGGACACATTTCTTACTGTGTAACCAAGGCGTAGAAGAACTGATGCCTTCCACATGTCATTCATAATGCCAGTGGTATAGCGCCATGAGTCTGGGTCTACAACATCAAAGCCACCTTCTAGTGCCTTGAGGAGTCCTTTATTCTTCATAAGAACACGCTCGTAGTTTTCCAAGTCAACCATTGGTAAAGCGTTAGCGCCTTGGCGTTCTAGGTAAGGAATCTTAAGAATAACATCATCATTAGTCATTAAGAACTTGCGGTCCTTAATCATAGAGCGTGCAGTCTCACGGCGAGACTTGTATGCTCCCCAGATTTGTGCGCCTGCTTCATCGGAGATACCGAGTTTGCGGTTAATAGAAGTAATTGCTAAATCTTCAAATGACTCAACTACACGAGCACGAAGTTCTGGTGTGCCACCTGACTGGATGTAGTCGTTTAAATGTCTTTGGATAATTGGGTTTGCTTCTTCTCCAACAACACGGCGAAGAAGGTTGCCAAATGCCGCAATTTCGTTATACGAATCAGAATCGTTAAGGTTAATATATCCTGCTGGCTTTTCCTGGAAAGCATCGCCTACCTTTTTCACGCCGAAGTTAACAACCGCAACTAGCGGATGATACTTTGTAGGTTGGAAGTAACCTACAGTAGGGAAGTTTGTTGGTGAATCAATATCATCAACTTTGCCACGGATACCTGCTGCACGCCGTTCTGCTCGGTTAATAGCCATCTTTTCAAATGGTGATGCACCAAAAGTACGCTTAGTTAAATCTGCACCCTTGTCATTAAGGGTTGTTAAATAGCGGAAATAAACATCTTCATCAAGAGTCTTGACAAGAGCATCTGCTGAATCTAACTTGTTGATGTCATCTACAATGCCGTTAGTTGGAATATTGTCCAACATGTTAAGTTCTGTTGTAGATGTATCTTTAATCTTATCCATAACAAAGGCTAAGTCTTTACGCTTTGCGACAAGGCGAGCCATTGCTTCTTTGTCTTTAAGCGCTGTAGCCATAAATGTATCTGCTACATCATCTACAGTTTTTGCCTCACCAAGAAGGTATGACAATGTATCTGCATCATTAGAAAGTGCAACAGTTGGATGGCTGCGTGATGAAACTTGGTCACTCTTAGCAAACCATGAAAGCGTATTGTAAAGTTCTCCGCCTTCTTCACGACCCTCGTTAATTGTTTTTGCAAGAGTCTCAGGAGAAATAATAGTTGTCTTACGGATACTCTTTGGCATAAAGAAGTCACGAGCCAAAGTTGAAGCATTAGCATCAACAGCACCCATTGGGCGTGTAACCAAAGCCTTACGAGCAAGACCTGCAGCCTTGCCAATCTTGCCTAGTGGGTCAGTTACTGTTGTAAAGAATGTGTCGTAAGCACCAGTAATAGTGCGTAGGTTCCAGTCTGTTTCAAAGTCTTTGCGGTCATTAGGATTAAAGATGTCAAAACCTTCATCAAATCCCATAACCATATTTCCACTTACAGGAAACCTTGATTGCAAATAAGCAAGTGCTTGACCTGGAGAAATTTGGTCGCGGTTTTCCCATGACTTTTTTACATCACCTGTTGCAACGGTTGTTAACGCTGCTGATAATGGCTCACGAAGGTAACGACCACCAGTTTCGTATGACAACTGCGCTGCTGGAAGCAAAGCCTTTTGAATTGCAAAACCTGATGCTTTACGAATTGGAAAAGATGCTGCTAATACTGATGAGCGGAATGTATCACCAGCAAGATTAAATGCATCTCCAACCCAGTTCTTGTCATTAGATGACACAGAAGCAAGGTCAAACAATAAAGTCGGTAAGCCTATGTCGTTGGCAAATCCGTTACCTTGAAGTTTTTTGGCAAAACCGCCAAGTGTCTCGGAAAAACTCAAAGTACACTCTTTAGGTATCGTACATAGTTGCGGAAGTTATTTGATGTCTGTGGCAACTCTGCAAGTGTTGACAAGTATGGAAGTGCTGCACGCATGCGGTCTGCATCTTCTGAATTAGCCATTGCATCTGTTGCATACATTGTGTCTTGCGCCATTGTTGCACCAGTGCGTACATCTTCATCAGGGCGTGTAGTTCCCGAGGTTAGCGGAACAAGTGGTGCTGCGCTATCGCCTCGGAATGGGCGTTGTCCTGATGGGGAAGGAACTGCAGAGAACGCTGGGTTTGAGCCACTCATTTGTGCTGCAGTCTGTAGGTCATAGAAGTCCTGTGCGCCGTCTATGCCTGCTGCATAGCGTGCTGGTTGACCATTAGTTCCTGAGCCGCCTGTTGCGGACACCTGAAAGTTCTTATCTTTTGGCAGTGCCATAGTTCCCTCACAATTAAGTTCAGTCTTTTAAAATTAGTTGAGCAGTTTTAAATCATGCTCAGGATTAAGAATTACTTACCTGACCCGCGTGTGCCGCTTGGTTGCTTTGTTGTGTACAACATACCTGACTTATTGGACATCTTCTTAACAGATGACTTCATAGGCTTCTGGTAGTTAGGCTTACCCGCTGAACCTTGGTTCGCTGGCTTCTTTCCTGTTGCTTTCTTTGCTGTCGCTTTCTTCATTTTTCACCCCCTTTATACTGGTACTCGTCTTTGGAGAGAAGCCTGTAGATTAGGTTCGCCTCTCGCTGTTAATCCTGCTAAAAGAGATTGAACATCTGGACGACCGCCTGGAGCAATCTGTCCTGGTGCTACACCTTGCATACGACCAGTTGCAGACATGCCTAGTGGAAGTTCGCCCTCACCTGGTGGGACCGCGCCTGGCTGCCCAATCATGTCAGGACTTACGATACCCTCAGGGGTCATCGCACCAGGTGGGGGATTCTGTGGTTTAAACGCATCAGAAACCGCAACCTCAATAGAGGTTCCCTTCTGGCGTGCATTGATAACGGCTGAAAGTTTGTAAAGAATGTCAGATGGGTCTTGACCTTGAGAAGCAAGTGCTGGAATAGCCTGAGCATAAGAAGCAATCGCTTGCTTCATTGCATCGCGTAGTTCTTCGGTGTCAACCTTTTCTTCTTCTTGTGTTGCATTGAAAGAAAAAGGCATCTGACGGCGTAGGAAGTCGCGTGAAATCAACTTATCTCCGCGAGCCTGTAAACCAAATACCAAAGCGCGGTTAGGGTCAAGTCCTGCCATCAAACCATATTGAACATCTACAGTGTAATCACCATCAATGTCCTTCTTTGGCTTGTACTTGATGTTGTATGGAGTTCCATTGCGAGTACCGCGTAGGTTCTTTTCAACATCAGCAAATACCATTTCGTCAACCTTGAGAGCAAGGCTCATCAATTCGACAAATGCACGAGCAAACATTGCGTGTGCTGTTTTAATTTGTGTATCGAATCCACCCATAAGGGCTTGAACACCACGACCTGTAACGATTGAAGCATCAATGTTACCTGTACGAGATTCAGGATAACGAGAGCCTAAACGCAACTCTCCTTCAAGAACCTGCTGCTGTGCAAAAGCACCTGCTGGTATCTCCAATGGGATTCTTCGGACATCTTGAGGTCGTTCTGTACGAATGATAGCATCTGGTCCAAGAGCAATATCACTGACATCTCTTGGCGCGACCATGGGTGCTTGAACTGCTTTAGTTGCTGCTTCAAGTGAGAGAAGTGCATAGCGTGCCTTTGCTACTTGGATTGGCAGTACATCATCAAATTGACCACGAGCCTGTGAGTCAAGTGATGGGCGCATAACAACGCGAACCATACATTCGCCAATAGGATTCTTAGCACGGTCAATAACGATGTTATTGCGTGTAGGTACAAACAAGACATCTTGGTCTTTGTCGTGGTAACGGACAATTTCCAACATAGATGACATTGAGTTGTGTTCATCTTTGTCGTACAAGATGTGTGCGTACTCAGGATAAAGTGCAATTAACTCAGACACTGGCTTCATGATGCGCTGGTAAAGTGCAGTCACATTGCCAAAGCGGTCAATGATTGGGTATGAGCCAACTGATTCTAAGAAACGGATGCGAGGCATCTGCGCTTCCATATCAAACTCTACTTGTGCTGGAACAAAACCATAACTGATATAGCGGTCAGCGGCTGTAAACATTTGACTTTGCAAATCAGAGAAGTCAACATAAGAGTTAACAATTTCTTCACGCTTGTCTGCCTTCTTACGAGCAGCCTCTGACACCATTGTAGGTGAGTTGCAGTTAAATGCTGGTAGCGGAGCAATTACTTCTGACAAATCGCGTGCTGCGATGTCCACCATATTTGCCACGATAGGATTTTCAAAAGGACCATCGGGGAAAAGGTCTGGGTAAACATCACGCATGCGACCCTTGCGGACAAGCAGCACTGCTTCCATGCGGCTGTCTCGCTCGGCGAATTGCTGGCGGTAGCGGTCATAGTTATCTTTAATATCATCTAAAGATAGAGCCACATTCGCCTCCTGTTCTATGCGTATAGTTCGTCAAGATTGACGGTATATTGTTGTGAGCGGTCATACGGCGTATGAAACATGCCCATTCTGTTATGGTTTTTAGCAAAGTTAGTTGCACTTGCCAAGCGGTCACGACATCCAAGTTCTGCGAACCAGAACGCCATGACTGTATCTGTCTTTTGTGACTTAGGCGAGTCTGGATACCATGTCACAAGTTGTTCAATAAGAGCCTTAAGACCCTCAGAAGAATGTGTTGAAGGGAACTCAATAAGAGCATTGCCTTCATCCCATCCATAAAACAAAGTTGTTAGAGATGCCACATTTCCCTCCCCTCTC